TATGGCAATTGATTTGCTTTCATTCATAGCACTACCACTTTCAAACTCAACAAGTTTTGTATAGTCCTCTATGTATCTAAATACATCTGATGATACTGCTACAGATAAAATTGTTTTAGAAGATAAAGTTTCTACCAGTATTTCTCCTGTACTAACTGATACAAGCCTAAGTGAAACAACAACTGTATCTTCCCTATATTGTTTAGAGGAACCAATGCCTAAATATCTTGCACCTATTCCTCCTGTTTTGAGATTAGTATTATAATCTACTATATCTCCTTCCATGATAATGCCAGCAAATAACAAAGGTTGTTGCTGTGTACTATCATTAAACTTTTCTCTACCTGATCTTATTATCTGTCTTTCTCTAGTAATATGATCAAAGCCTACTCTTTCTACAACTATAAAAAAATCTGATATCTTTAATGCTCTAATTAAATAATTGACAGGTGCTTGTGTTAAAGCTGTAGAAAAACTTGCAAAACCATCTATAGATTTTCTCTGTCCTGTTTGATCTAAAAATCTATACACAGCTACAACTGGTTTTCTTTTAGGCTGCGGTATATTTTTTATAGCTTCAGTAACTGGTTCATTTATAAAAGCATCTGCAGAAAAACATTCTGCCTTACCTATAATTGTTACTAGGTCTTTATAATCTCCTTCTGGATTAGTTAAACAAGGTAAATTGTATTTTGATGTTGATGCACAACTAGCTACCAAAACCAAAGTCACCAATAGGAATAGTAATCTGTGTAGTGCTTCCATCTAATGTATTAAAAATATTTAAAGTTATGTTTGTGCCATCTGAAGTCCAACTAATAATATTATCAAATAAAGTAAAACTACCTTCAGTAGCTGGATTTTCACCAAATAATTGATCTACTAATTGTCTAGATAACTGTGCAAATATTCTAGATTCAAAGTTCCTAATAAATCTAGCAAGTGTTGTATTCTCTGCATCTCTTAAAGCTGCTTCTTCTAATGCTTTTATTTCTGCTTCTAGTGCTTCTCTTCTAGTATATTCTTGATTATCTATAGTTAAATAGTGTGCAGATGTTCCTACACCGCTAAAAGAAGGGCTCTTAAATTTAAAAGATAATTCGTCAGGATAAACGAATAATGAAAAATTTAATATGAATACACTCAGGGATACAATCTTTGTTAATCCAAAAGCCCTTTGATAGTTAATCTTTTCTTTGATCATCTCTGTCTGCCTTCGCAATTTTATTGCTGTCAATTAATTGTGGCACTCCTAGTATAGTTTTTATTAAAGTATCTTGTCTAATTATTTCATTATCAAGACTTCTTACTCTATCTATTAAAGCTACTAGAATGCCATGTTGTGAATCTAATTTTGTTCCTAGTCTTTGTTCCATCGCAGTTATTTGCTCTGCAACTTTTTCGTCAACAACATCTAATTTGTTTTCCATACCATCAACGATACGCATAATTAGTTTATAAATGAACCAACCTAAACCTAAAGCTGCTGCTATAGGAAAACCTACCTGTTGTATTATTGTGACAAAATCATTCATGACGATGGGTTATAGATACCTTTCTCAATCAGTAATGATCTATTTTGTAAATGTGCTAATTCTATATCAGCTTTACTTTGCCCATGATAAGCTACTGCTAAATGTTCATCAATCATTGACTGGTTAATATCTTTACCATCAATAAATATTTTTCCTAAGATTCTGCCAAATTTACCTTTACTATCTTTTTCTGTTTTGATAATTATTTCATCACCATTGTCAATATGATCTTGTATATACTGTGAAGCTAACTTACCTCTAGCTTTTTCATCTAAATCTCTAGTTCTTGATTCAGG